TTGATTAATTAGCTCGCTTTGTTGAGAAGCTTGTATTTTTGTTCTCTCATCTTTGCGATCTTCTTTTTCTTTAGCAACTTTCTTTTGGCCGTCAACTTCAATACCTTTTAGCTGCATGTTCATTTGGAATTCTAACTGCATTAAGTCTTTCTTAAGCTGAGCCTCTTGCGTTAGCCTTTGCATTTCAAGTTGCGATTCTAATTGAGCAAGCTCCGCTTTTTGTGCTGTTAAAGCTTGACTCTTTTGTACTTCTGATTGTGCCGCTACCTGCTGCGCTTGAGCATTTGCTTGCGCTTGTGCTTGAATATTCTGCTGCTGCATCTGCTGATCACGCTCTTGTTTCTTACGTCTGCGTATCTTCAACATTTGGTTAGCAAGTTGAATATTTTTTATTTCTCTAAGGTCTATAGCGTCTTCAAGATCTATAAGGCTGGCTGACAGGGCGGTTTGAATATTGTTTTCTAACTTCTGCGCTTCCTCTTCGTCTGGCATCAAGTCAATGAATATACCAAAGTCGTGGATATGTAATTCTTTTAATTCAGTTAGCGTGGCAACATTGTGCACGCCTATAGACTGAATGAATGCTTCTCTTGCTGGTGAATACTCAATAACATCAGAAATGCGCAGCATAATCTTCTCGGCTGTTTCGGCAGTTAAGAAAAGACCAGCTTGTAGTATATGTCGCGTTGCTGTGTTTGAGTTAGCTGCTGCTAATTTTTGCACGCCTAATAAAGCTTTACTGTCAGGAGTACTACCGTCTCTTGCTTCATTAAGCCCTGTAGCATCTCGCATCATTTGTAAATAATAGTTATACGTGCTAATTAGCGAACCTATTTTATTATTACCAGAGCTTGACGTTATTTCTTGAATCGGTACTTTACCAGGATTCATATCGCCATCAGATGTAAAAGAACGGCCAATAACAGAACCTGTTTGGAAGAACATGTTTAATGCTTCCTGCGGATTATAATTTGTTCCGTTGCCTAAATCAATTTCTGCTAAACCGTCGGCATCTAAGTAAACACCGTCTGGCACCATTTTAGATAATACCTGTTGTAACTTTAAATGCGTTAACTGAATCATATCAGCAAAACCTGTTATTCTACTTACTAATGATTCAATCTTACCGTTATACATACGCGGCGCAACCACAGAATAGTTCATTCGAACTTTATTAGCATCGCTTTTAGGGCGTAGCATATTCTCGCATAACTCCCATTTCAATAATACGTTTGCTCCTGGAATATATGCACCTTCGTACAATACCTCAACATTAGTAGCTACTCTTTCAAACCGAGCTCTTTGATCCTTTGGCGGATTAAAGTTACCGTCTTTTTTAATAGCTTTTTTAGCGCCTGAAGCTGTTTCTTTAATTTTATAAACTTCGTTATGATAAGTTTTAAAATTGAAATACAAAACGTCAACTGTATTTACATCTTGTTTAGTTGATGACGGATTGTATTTATTATATATTCTATAATTAGAATAACCTTTTGAAGATAGCTTATCTAATTCTTCATTTGTTAAATTAGGAAATTCTTTTTTAAGTTCTGTAATCGGTATTGTTTTTATTTCACCGATGTAATATATATCATCAAAATACGGTGACTCCGTATACGAGTGAACTATACTTGAAGGATCTACATATTCAACTTTGATTCCTTCTGCGTTTGTGTAAACTGTTTTTACAGCCGCTGTACCTAATACAGCTAAATCATAATAAAATCTTTTCTTTGTAAGCTCATACCTGTTTTTTTCAAGTATTGTGCTAATTGCTTGCTCTTCCGCTATTTCGATTGCTTGCTTGTAGTTAAGCTGCATGTGCAATTGTAATTCGTCTTCATTAGCAGGCAGCTCTTCTAAATTGCTTTCTTGCAAGCTAATGCCAAAGTTTTGCAATGCAAAGTCATTAAGTTCTTTAGTTTGCATATCGCGCATAATGCTTTCCATATACTTAGTGCGTTTATCAACGCCAAATGGATCTTGCGAATATGCTTTAATATCATAGCTACGATTAGCCATACCATTAACTACAATATCAACGAACTTAGGTATAATTGGCACAGGCTTCCAATCTAAATTCATATAAGACAAATCACCGTTGATAGATAATTCATCTTTATACTTTTGGATTGATTGTTCACCGCGTGCATATAAACGTAATTGGTGAAAAGCATTTTTGTTCACATAAAATCTATTGCTACCAGAGTCTCTTTTGAACCACTCATCTTCAATAGCTAACGCAACTTTCAACCCATAATCTGGACTTGCTTTTTCTATATCACTAACTGTTTGGCTAGGAAAATAACTCTTTATAACTGACTCAGCCATAATTTTTTATTATTTCAGATTGTGAGCCTTTATTTTTATATTTAGCAAAGCTCAGATTAAGTTTTAATTTAGTTTTATCTTGGTTAGGTGCATATAAATTTTTATTACAAGCCATAATAGCTAACCCCGAGCTGATAGCGGCGTCAAACTTAGTTCGCTTGTTTATATCAAATTTTGCCCAATCATTTAATGTTTCGTTAAAATACATATTGCCATACTCATCGTTTTCAAGTAAGCCTACGTATTTTTGTATATATGATTCTATTGCTGCGGCGTGTGCTTGTCTAATATCTTCAGACGAGTTAGGTATACCGCCAATTTCTTTTTCTGTAACAGATAGTTTGTTTCTTGCTCTATCGGGTCGATTCATTGAAAAACCTCTATAGCCCCTTCTTCTTAAATAATATAAAAGCCTTGGCTTGTTATTCTCTGCAAGCAGTGGCATTCCGTAAAACACCAAAGACATTAGCACATCTTCAAAAAACATTTCAGCTGTTTGTGGCCGTGCAATATATTCTAAAAAAAACATATTAGCTGGTGCGTCTTCCATGCTAAACTTGGTTAAACCGTGTAAAGACCCCTTAGATCCCTTGCCATCAGTTGTACCTGATATATCGTATGAGTCACAGCCAAATGCACCAATATGTTCGTTGCCTGGGTACTTTACCCCATTTTTCACTATTACGCGGTTTTGAAGATTTGTAGGTGGAACCCACGAAACTTTAAACCTCCCATTTGGGTTTGGACTAAAAATAACCCTTGTATCTTTAACGCCGTTTTCCCACGCAAAACTACCGCGGGTAATACCAGCTAATGATTCTATATCTTCGTTATAATCTATCTGTTCGTATATTTTTGCTAAATTAAATATACTATTTTTGGTTTCATCGCGAAACGCGTGCTCTTCGGTACGCGGAAACTGCCTGTAGAACTCATTTAAGCCGTCCTGGTCGCCTTTTAATCCATCAACCTCATTATCCCAATGATCAATAACTCCGACGTCTATAAACTCGCCATATGGTCCCTCAACTTCTGTTTCTGGCGTATCGAATACAGGATGTCCATAAGAATCGATGAATCCTTCGTAGTTCCATTCCATAGGAATGAACAAAGAATATAATCCTGAGCGAGTCTGTCCATTGCGATTTCGTTTTGTAACATCTGAATCATTGTATAACTTTTTAAAGTTTTCACCTCCTTTATCAAGTGCATTCGATGTTGAACCCATCATACACTTACCGATAACTCGGCTACCCAGTCTCAGCGTTGTTTTTGTAACTCGCCAGTTGTTTAATATATTATCAGGCTTTTCCCATTTACCGCTTTCGTCGTGTACTAGCAGTTTTAGTTTCTCCCCGTCGTAGGAGTTGTCGCCCGTGTTTTTCCAGTCGATTGTGGTATCGAGGCCTTGTAATTCTTCGCGCCTCTCCGAGTTTTGGATTGACTTTCTAGTAAGCTTTGACGCTGGTACTCTATACGCGAGTTCCGACTTGGGTCGGTCCATTCCGTCTTGTATCGGTTTGAAAAAGAACGGATAGTTGACGGATATTGGTACCACCTTATCTGTGAACATCTTTTTTGCATCCCCACCAGATTTGGACAATATCCCAAAGCGTGCGTCGGATGATATTGTAGCCATGTTAACTGTTTCTGCCGATGCCATGAAACTAAAGCCAGAGCGTCGGTTTTTGAGATAGCACATACCATAACATCGGGTATCTGCTTTACATGCTTCCCAGAATATAAAGAATAATCTGTTTGCTTCTCTGAATTCAGGGGAACCCACGTCAATTTTAGTCCACTGCAGGTACATGTAGTGAGTGCCAGTAATATAAGTAGGAATGCTCTTGTTATAGAACCAATGCCCTTCTTCACGCCTTTTAAATTCTTCATCTATATATCCTTCCCAGTTTTCTTTAAATTCATCTGGATAATTTTTCCAGTCAAATATTGTTTTTATAGAGTTAAGCTCTTTTGGGTAATCTTGCTTGACCCATTTGTTTTCACCTTTAACAAGTTTAGCGGGCACGGGCGGTAAAGCTATTTTTAAATTTTGTATGCTATACACATCGCCAATTTGCCCGGTCTTGCTTATTACAACAATATCCTCTTCTTTGTCATAACCATACTTCCAGCGCTTTGCTTTGTTAAAACGCTTTAGCTTGTTTATTTTAACAGGGTGTACAATAGAATATAAATTTTGTTGGTACATTACTTAGATCTTCTTTCTGCAAAACCTTTAAAAGCTTCTTTCTTTTCTTCCTTAGGTTTGTTTTGTAATATAGCCTTTTCTTCTTCAATCCTGTTAAGTATTTCAAAGGCGTCAAATATTGCAAGCTTTTTAGTTGCAGCGGCGTTTTTAAGACGATCAGCAGATACATCTTCATCCGTGTTTGTAATAATTTTTTCTTCCGCCACTCTTATAAGCTCATCAACTGCTTTGTAGCCAGCTTGGATTATATTCGACTTCGTCTCCTTGATATTCATATTTAATTGAAATTGAATTAGTGAGCACTCTGTACATTCTTTCGCCGTCTACAATAAATTCATATTCGCTAGACGGGGTAAAGCCGACAAGATCGCCAGGCTTAATACCATTTTTCAAAAGTAATTTATCTACATACTTAATAATACCTATAAGCGGTCTTTCGTGCTCTGTAGAAAAATCATCATTAGATTTTATTGGCTTAACAAAACAATAGCCCTTAGGCGCATTCCATTTACCATTTCTTTTATAAAGGAATATCTGATCATCTTGAATAAAGTAATGATCTTCGTCTATAAAAGATTTTGAATTTTTTTCGTTGCCGCGAACATCGTGCCATCTTCTAAATACATTATGGTGCACAATAACTTCGTCGCCTTTCTTAATATCAGTCTTGCCTTCAAGCGGTGTTTCTAATACTATGGCATTACGGCTTATATATCTGAAATCAGATATTTCTGTATTTAGTATTAGTTCTTTTTCACCAATAGCTTTTTTATTATTATATCTTTCAGCTTTTGGTGTAACAATAAAATTAAAAATGCTTCGCATTAATATTCTAAATTATATTCAACAGCTACAGCCATGTTCTTATTAAAATCTTTCCATGGCAATACATCATTGTTCTTTCTAATATAAATACTGTATTTATCTCTATCCTCAACTATATCACAAATAGTATGCCCTCCGTAGACCTCTTGACCTACGGAGTAATGCATAGCTTCGTTTTTATAGTCTCTACCGATACTAATCTTTCTTATCAGGTGCATCTTCGCTAGAGATTTCTTCATAGGTGCCGTCCTGTACATTTACAGAAATATCCCCATATTCTTCTTTTAGCTCACCTTGAAACTTACCAAGCTCATCTTGTACTTCTTTAACTTGATGCAACAAAATGTGTTTTTGAGTTTCCAATCTTCCTAGTTCTAGCTGGCCTTGGTTAATACCTGTAACTAGCGCTTGCAGCTTTTCAAGCTGTTCATCTTTAATCTTTGACATAATTTAATTGTATTTAATTGTTAATAATAATTTACCACGGAGTGGCTTTAGTTACGCTTGACGGCGTAATTTTTTCTGTAATTTGGGAATCAAGCCC